GGAATGACGAAGTACGGCACCCGGTCATCACCCAGGACCGCATTCAGATCGACCTTCAGGACTTCGTTACCGCAAAACCAGACTTCGCCCCAGTAGACGTCCATTTCGTCGTGCAGTTCGTAGCCGCCGGCCCTCAAGTGTTCAGCGTCGATCGGGCCGTGGTATTCCCAGACCACAAAATCTTCCATCTGCTCGTCGGTCGAGTTCCGAAGCAGCTTCCGGCGCTCTCGCATGAGCGATGTTTCGTGCTCGGTCATCTTCGGACCGGCCGCTACCATGCGCTCCACTGCTTCAGGATCAAAGCCCGGATGATCAGCCAGGCCAACCGCCTTGGACTTCGGATACAGGTGCATCTCGAACACACCTTCGCACTCGTCCATCGACCGGCACGGAAGCGGGAACCACATCCACGGGTCAACCCGGGTGCTAGCTGGGTTCGTCTCCTGCGTCATATCCAGGCGAACAACCGGCTGAGTCATCGGCACCGGCGTACCCATTTCATCAAAGACCATGACCGGCTGACCGAACTCGTCAACGACCGGCTCTTGATACCGGCGCACAACGCGCTTGGTGCTCATGCGAGCGTAGGGGCCCTTGATCACGCCGATACCAATCTTGCAGGCGTCATGAATTGCTTTACGACCTGAGCGCGGGTACTGGCACTCGTTCAAGTAGTCGTCAATCTGGTTCTGAATCTCTTCGGCCGCTTTCTCAGCATGAGCCGGATCAACCGGATTGCCGTCAATATCAGTCGGCTTCGGAGTCGGCTGGGCTGACCAGTTGCGGTCGTTTGTCGGGAACATCATGTCGCCGATCCGAGCCGCGATAATGTCTACCTTGGCCTGGGTCTTGTTGTCGATCGGCGGCAGCTCATCTTCGCCATCTTCGGCCTGACGGAAACCCCAATACTGACGCTCGTCTTCAATCCAGCGCTGTTCGACTTCGGACTTGTGCCGGACAGCGCGATCCTTGAGTTTCTTGAGTTCAGAGCACAGCGGAGAATACGAGTAGTTGACTTCTGCAGGCTCTTCCACAAGCTCGCCTTCAATCATTCCTTCAGGCTGAACTAGCTGCATGAATTGCTCTTCAGGTGTCATATTCTCCGTCCGAAAGTTTTGCCCTTGATGGACTTGGGCACGATCATCGTCTGGGCTCGCGTCTTGGCGTAGCGCGGGCCTTCGTCAATCAGGTAGTGGGTGGCGTCCATCGCATGATCGTTGACTTTCACGATCTTGCCGTGGTCGTCGTAGTGATACATCCGGTACTCTTCGAGCCACTTCGTCAGCGTCTTGAAGACCTTGATCTTGCCGGTAGATAGCCCGGTACGGACCTTCTCGATCTTCGCGTCCTTGCCGGGCTTTTTAGCCGGGAATATCTTGACCCCGGCGTTGCGGTACTCGTCGATCATCTTCGTGCCGTCGTTGACGTTCGTGTGCCGAATGTCGCCGACGATCGGGATCCAGTCGCCCTTGGCCTTGATTGCCGCGGCGTGGACCGGGATCAGCAGTTGACCGGCTTTGTGCTCAGCGTAGAGATACCAGCAGTCTTCGTCGCGGTTCCAGGCGCCCCAGATACAAGCCGTGTTGTGCCAGCCGCCGTCGAATCCAGCGCATCGTGGCCAGTGGCTCGGTATTTCAAACGGCTCGACTACAAACGTGTCTTCAGGAATCGGGTACACGGCGCCAACCCCCAGTGCTGGAATGCCTTTTGAAACGGTGTCGCGCATATACGGCGGCGTGTTGGCCAGCGTTTCGCGCTTGTATTGTTCCGATAGGTGCGGAACTTCATCCCATGTGATGTTGACAATCGACCGGGACGGGTCATCTTCTTCAGTGAACAGGATCACGATGCCCGTCGCGCCGTGCTTGGGCGTAAACGTGACAAGACAAAGCGGGTGATCTGAGCCACGGAAACGGGCCATGATCTCCGAATAGATCAGGACTTCATCGACCGGCTCATCCATCCAAGCGCCGTCCAAATTGGCGCCGAAGAAGGCGTCCAGGCCCTGATCGTAGGATCTGACGCCGAGCGACGAATAACCGCCGCTGACGTGCTTGATGCGAACCTGCTCGATCAGCCCGCCGGCGCCGGGCCAGCGCCGGATCGAATCCATCGCAATGCAGTCTGTCGGGATCAGGCCGCCGCCTTCAGCTTCGGCGTTGACTTGGCCCAGAAGGACGGACTGCTGATTGTCTCGGGTGGTCTGCCGGGTCTTGCCGGCGATCCACCATTTCGTTGGCCGTTCGTACCTGTGACCTGGCCACCAGTCCGGATACTGGCCGGTCAAGTGGCACGCGACTTCAAAGCCGCCGAGCGAGAAGGTCTTGCCGACCCCATTCGCCGCCATTGCCAGCCGGCTCGTCTTGTTCTGACTGAGCGCGAAGAAGTGCATGTGCTTCGGATACAGGCTTCGCCTGAGCGGGCCTGTGTCCGGGAACAGTGTCTTGATCTTGCCTTGGCGCTTTTCCTGCCGAGCCAGCGCGTCAATCAGTTCGTCTACTGATGCGCGGGCCAGGGCTTGTGACATGGCTACTTGATCAGCGCACTCACATCAATACCCTGGGCTTGCAGCGCTTTCAGCTTCTGCTGCAGGGCTTCTTTGATTTCTTCGGCTGAGTGGTCTTCAAGCCGGGTCTGATCTACCTGAAGCCGGTCGCCGTAGCGTTTCGGCGCCAGCTTGCTGAGATACCACTTCCGGGTATCAACCCGCAGGCGGGACCGCTGGACGTGTTCGCCATTGATAACCCAGCCTTCTGCGCCCTCGCCGTGCCGCTCCATCCAGTCGTTCGAGCCGTTGTCCGAGATTTCCATCGTCTCGTCGGCCATCGCGTCCAACCCGATGTCCCTGCTTTTCGTGTATTGCGCGTAAAAGGTTGGGTCATTCAGCAACCAGGTTCGAACCGTAGACTCTTGCGGCATTGCCGGATCACGGCAGATTGAGCGCAGACTGCGGCCCATAGCAAGCTGCTCGCAGATCATATCGCCCACTTCCTTTGTGAACAGCCCGGTTCCCTTTGGCCGGCCTGTCTTCTTGGCGACCTTCTTCTTGGCGGCCTCAACCCACTCGCCTCTTTTCTTCACAACCTTCTTCTTGGCGGCCTTCTTCTTCACCGTGATCTTCCTTGCAATCCTTTCGGAGTGCGGTTGCGGGAGTCCGTAGAGTCCCTGGGTTTACTTCTTGGTGACTTTCTTCTTTGTTGCCTTTTTCTTCGAGGCTTTCTTCTTGGTGGCCCCTTCTTCCTTGGCCTGTGCTTTCTCAGGCTTAGCAAACGGGCTCAGGTTCTCGCCGGCCCGCGGTGGACGGTAGGGTGTCGGGTTCATTCTGGTGTCTCCGGTATCGGGATGTTCGCGTCCTTCAGGGCCTGGACCAGTCGTTCGACCAGGGCCTTCAGGGCTGCGATCTCTTGATCGACGCGCATTTCGCGTTGGTTCATATACCTACTCACTTTCGGCTTTCTTTGCGATAGCCGCGGTGACAATGGCTTGGAACTCGATCGCGCTGCAGGCTTTGATGATCGCCGCGCAGTCGCCCGGATCCGTGCTCTCAATGTCGGACTGGACCTGACGGATCAGGTGAGTGATCGCCTGCCGTGTTGCGTCTCCGGCCGCGTTCGTCTTGGTCCTGTGGCTGGCGTGAGCCAGGGCGTTGATCAGGGCTACCGTGAGCTCTGTCAGTTGCGCCGGCGTAGCCTTGTCCAGATCGTCTTTTGTCTCGTTGAGTCGGCCCTTGAGCCGCTTCAAGATCTCAGGGATGATCTGGTCTTGCTCTTGTTCCAATACTTCTTTCATGTTCACCACTAATTGATTTGTTCGTGAAGTGAGTCAAAAATGAAATAGGCGCCAACAGCCAGCCCTACCATCGCTCCCAAGGCCAGCAGCATTGGCAGATGACGATACAGGCGCTTCACTTGTCTGCCTTGCCATCCAACTTGTCGATAATCTGATCGAGCTTCGCATCCAGCTTGTCGAGCTGCTTGTCTGTCCTGCGCTCTTGGCTCACCATGTCTTCGTGCAGCCGGGCCTCGAGGGCCTCAAACCGCTGATTGATCTGCGGGCGCGGCATGAAGCGCTCAGGCAGATCGTTCAGAACTTTGCCCATGTACATGATCGAGAGCACGATTACGCTGCCCGCAATGCCCAATACCCATTCAGTCCAGCCCATCGGTCAGCCCCCTGATTTCCTCCATGCGGGTCTCACATGACTCCCAGCGATGCCGGTATTCAATTGACATAACCAGCGCATCCAACCAGGTAACTAGCTCACGATCAGGTGGTGGCAGGGCGCGGGTTAGCTTCGGGTCAACTGGCACGATGCGTTCAACCACGACCTCGACTGTCTGTGTCTCTGTCACCACTCGCGGCGTCGCGCAGGCTGTCAGAGATAGGCAGGCCAGCGCAAGCGTCACCGTCAGCAATGCGGATGACCCGCTCGATAGTGTCTGTCGTTTGCTCATTGCGCCTTGCCTCTAGCTCCGTGACTCGTCCTATTGCGTCCTGCTCTCTGCGGCGCAAGTCTTGAATCTGTTCGCGGTTTCGCGCCTGTGCCTGCTCAAGCTCTGCGATAGTCTCGCGCTGGG